GCATCGAAGTGATTGGCGCCGGCCATTTCGCTGAATAGCTTTTTCGGATCAATGCCGAATGCCGGATTGCCAACGAATTGCCCTGCAATCATCAAGAACTGATTGGCCTGGTCACGCGCAGCCAACTCACTGGCGCCGCGTGCATCAATCTGCAAGTCGCCCTTGATTTCCGGCTTGTCGCTGTACTGCATATTCCAGTCGTACCAGTCTTTCAGCAACGGCCGGGTGTAGTAGTCGTCGAACTGCTTGGCAATGCGCTTGAGCACGATGGATGCCGACTGCATCAGCATCTGCATGCCGCCCACTGTATCAGGACTATTGCCGCGCTCACCCTGCAGCAGCAGCGGCAGGCCAGATACCTCATCAGCCATGCGCAAGCCAAATTCGATGATGGCGGATAGCTCAGCCTGCAGCGTCGGGATATTGAACACGCTGAATGCCTCTTGCACATTGCGCGCATTGCCGCCGAGCTTGAGCCGCCATAGTTTGCGGCCGGTAATTTCCCAGCGGCCATCCACCGGCTCAATCGAGCTGTCATCCAGCACAATCTGCGGCCCCAGCGACATGCCGGCGTTATCCAGCATCGAACGGGTTGCCGCGTTGGTAATGCGCTGCGGCGTGTTGATCTTGCGTGGCACGCCACGGCCCCAAATCTGGCCAGGCACCGCATCCCACGGCATCACGTGATAGGGAAAACTGCCGGTTTCCAGCGGGTTGATGGTCGCCTTGATAACCCGGTCATTGACCATTGTCACAATGGCCGACACCGTTTCCAGATCCTCCGGCAGCCCGGAGCAATCGCAGCCACGCGCCGCCAGATTGGTGACATCCAGGTCGCCGTAGTAATACCAGACCTCGTATGCCTCACGGTCGGCACGCTCGCCCTCCAGCCGGCCGCTGCGGTCGCTGCTGCGATTGATTCGGGTTGGGCCTTCGCGCAATGCCTCGGCAATCTCGTCAGCGTAATAACTCGGATCTTTCGCCAGCTCACGCAGCTTGCGTGCCGTCAGGTAGTCGCGCTCGATCACATAGGAGCCGGCCTGCACGTCATCGCCGCAATTCGGATCAGGGAAGAAATCCCACACATCCACGCAAGCGCACCACGGCGCCATGCGCTCGATGATGGTCAGCTGATAAACCGACTCTTGGCCTTCCATCGGCTGCCAACTGCGCTCCTGCAGCATTCGTGGAAACGGGCCTTTCATCACGCCGGTTCCCAGGCGGGCAGCGCTGCGGATCATGGCGCGGGTCTGCTGCGCCCAATTGCAATCAACGAATTGATCGTCAATTTCCTTTTCCATCGCCTCGGCAGCGGCTTGCGCCTGCTCCAGTGCCAGCTTGGCCACATCGGCCGCCGGCACTTGCTGGCCGTTCGGCAGCATAAACTGCGCGGTTTCGTCCTTGGCCATGTTCGCCAGCTCAGGGATCGGCGTCGGCACCAAGCCCCACGGCTTGTTATCCACCGGCAGCATCATGTCAATCACTCGCGCCTCTGCCGCATCGGTCTTGGGCTGGGTGATGTTCAAAAACACCGTCGAGCGAGTCGGGCCGGCGGTTTCGTTGCTCTGCCCAGGCTCTTTGCTCAGCTCGGCGCGATTGTTGTCATCGATGCCGTTGTATTGATCCTCGTCCTCGCGCCAAATCGTTTCGATGCCACATTGCTGGCGGCCCTCGACGGCCTCTTTGCGACGGCGCACAACCAGATTGGTCAGCGCGGCAATCTGCTGCAGGCGTGCCGCTTCCTCCCGCTCCTGGTCGGGATGGTCGAAATCAATGTCTTGCATCAGAGTCCTATGTTTCTATCGAGCGGCGCATAGCCGGTTTGTGTGCGGCGCTGCTGCGTTTGGGGTAGGGCAAACTTGCTGCACAAATATTGAGTCGCATCATGGATGTGACTGTATTGATTCTTTTCCGGCGTTTCGGTGTAACGCTCATCACCCGCAACCTGCAGCCGGCGATAGCGATAGCCACCGTTAAAGCCCTTGCGCAGCACCTTGCATGTCGGGCTGATAATCATGCCTGGCTCGCCATCCAACAGGCGCGACAGCGGATTGGCCACCGCTTCACGGCGCGGCGTGAAATTATTGGTCTGCGCCGGAACAATCAGGATTCCGGATTGCTGCACAAGCTGAAAGCTCGTCCGCTCATCACCGTCACGTGCCACGCCGGCCGGGTCGCCCACAGCCTCAATGTAGTTGTTATCCCGCCCCGCCTTCTGATCCAGACGCCACTGCGGGTAGTACATGCGCAGATGCGGCACCACCACCTGGCGGCAGAAGTTGCCAATGCCAATATCGGTGCCAATCAATTCGTCAATCACGCGGATCTGCCCGCGCAACGTCAGCTGGCCAATGATGGCGGCTGGCGTCAGGCCGAAGTCAAAGCCCAACACCAGCGGCAGGCCAAGGATCGGCCGCAATGGCTCTTTCGCGCAGTGGATGGCGTCGTTGTATTCCGGATAAACCGGCTTGCCGTCCATCACGCTGCCATACCTGCCATGCACATACACATCCACCCAAATCTGCGACTTACCCGCCTGCAGGTTTTCGTAGTAGCTGCGCGGCAGGTTGCCTTTGTTTTCCGCCTCGGCAGACAGGCCAGATGGCTGCTTGTAAAACGCCCAGCCAGCCGGGCAATCTTCCTCGGCCAGCTTGTACCACCAGTGATCGTCATCCGGCGGGTTGGTATCCATAATCACGCCAAACCACGTCGGCCATTGGTCGGCCGGCACATCGTCCGGCTTGTCTCGCTTGCTTGGATAGCGACCAACACGGCCAGTTGCCGCATCCACAATCGCCTTCGGCACGCTGCGCGCCTCGTTGATCCAGACGCCCGTCACTTCCAGCGACAGCAGCTTTTTAACGTGATCTGGGCGATCCAGCGCCAGAAACAGCACTTCGATTTCAACTCGGCCCAATGCCGGCTCGTTGAACGCTATGGCATGCGTAATCGGCGCGTCCCACTTCATCCGGCCAAATACGTCCTCCGGAAACCAATCCAGCCACGTTTTAATGGTGGTGGATTTCAGCTCAGGATAGGTATTGCGGATGATTGCCCAGCGCGTGCGGCGCACACCGTCACGGCCCGGCGCCTGCTCACAGCTGCGCATCATGATTTCAGCGCAGCAGCACACGGATTTACCGGAGCCAATCGGCCCCATGATCCCGCGAACCAGATCCGTGCTGTTGTTCATGAACGCCTCGGAATCAGGCCCGCCCGGCTCGAAGCTGGCGAGAACCTGCTCACTCATCCGGGGTACTCCTGCGGCGGCTCATGTTGAGCACTATTGTTTTGCCGTCCTGCTTGTCCTGTTTGTCATCCAAGCTGAACGCCTGGCGCTCGACGGCCACAAGGTTCTTCATCGCAGCCGACAGATCCAGCATTGCCCGCGCCCGAGTCGGCAGGCTAATTGCCTTCATCATCTGATTGCGGCGAGTAGGCGATAGATCGTCCTGCGTTTCACTGTCGATACACTCGGCAATGATTTCGCGGTTGTCTGACGTGTCCTGCAACTCAGCAAACAGCGCTGCGCAGATGGTTCGGCCATTGCGCACATCACGCCGATGGATCTGCACCACCTGCACCGCAGTCTCTGCTGCGGCCTCGACAATTTCCTCATCGGTTCGCGCGTGCGCATTGCGAACCTCGGCGCGTACTAGCTTGCTGCGAACTCTCTCTTGAACCTGCTCGGTAAGGTCTCGCGTCCAGCTACTGGCTTTAGCCCGCTTTCGAATGGCTGCATCGGAAATGTCGTGTTTGCGGCCTATTTCGCGTACTGAAGCGACGCCAGACCGGTATTCGGCCTCAATCGCCTCCCAATCCGTCTGCTTGCCTGCCATACATCACTTATTGCCTGCAGCTTGACGCTCAATCAGGCGATCCAGCTTGTCATTCACTGAACGGAATTCGCTCTTGAAATCGGTGCGCAGCTCTGTCTGAGTCTCTTTCAGGGTCTTAACCTGATCTTCCACCACCGATACCCGGCGATCCAGCGTGGTGGCGTACACCATCATGGACGCAGCGACAGCCAGGCCGCCGAACATATCGCCCAAATTGATCGACTTGTTCAAGCTCCATCCCTGTCTGCTGTTGTTATCGGCCATTTATCAGATCCACCAGTTTGTTGTGAGTCGATGCGCAGTCGTGGTACTGCTCTGCCACATCGATGTGATTGTTAATCAGATCTACCAGCTTCCCGCTACTCGCCATCGGCAGGCTCAGACACTTCGCCGTCAGGCTGGCCGGATAGATCGGCGGCTGAATTGGCGTTAGCGTCGTTCCATGCGCGCAGCCCAGCATCTGACAGGCCGCAATCAGCGTCACCACCATGCACACGCACCACTTGACGGCGGATTTCGCGGAACGTGGCGCGCTGCTTTGTGCGCTCTGCCTCTCTCGATTCGGCTGCCACATGGTTTCTATCATCCTGTTCCTGCGCTTTCTGCACGATTCCGGAGGCTGTGCGCGCCTGTTCGCTATCCCAGGCGGATTGCACTACGCGCTGGCCGCGTACATAACCGTCACGCCACAGCGCAGCACCTGCCAGTACGGCACATAACAGCGCCACACAGTATTTGCTGCGCAGTAGCAGCGACAACAACGCCATCAGCGCCGCGCCCGATCCGGCAGCATCACGCCAATCAGGCCAGACAGCCCCAGCCCGACCGCCACCACAGTGTCGGCCTGATCCGGCGACAGGTGCATGCCAAATGCGGTGGCAATCACCACCAAGCCGCGCCACGTTGACGCCTCGTCCAACTGGCGACGGATATAAGTCACCAAGCGCTTACGCATCACGCCCCCGTCCGCACAATGCGCATGGCCACGTCGTAATTGCCCATTTTGAAAAGCGCCGCCTCGGCCTTACGACGGCGCACCAAACCGGGCAACGCCTTGCCATCGGCCAGCACCCACTTGCCAAACTCTGCCGCTGCGCCGGCCATGTCGCTACGGTTGATCCGCTTGAGCAACGTCGAGCGCGTCAAGGCGCCTTCGCCCAGGTTAAACACGAACGACACCAGCGCATCAAACTGAGCCTGGTTGATTGGCGCCGTCACCAGACCATTAACCGCACGCTCCGCGCCGGCCAGATCCTGCGACAGCATTTCCTGCGCCTGCCCCATCGTGATGCCGTCCGGAAACGACTCGCCAGGCTTAACCAAATGGCCAACGCCAATTGTGTATTTGCCTGCCGGGCAAACGTAGGTGCGCAGATGCACACCTTCCGCAGCTGTAATCAGCTCGCGGCCTTTAACCGATGTACGCATTACGACGCATCCCCGCCCATGTCCGTTACCCTCCGACGCTCCCCGGTGTCACGATCCGGGCGTTTATCGCATTTGCTGCGAATCCCTGCCGCCTGCTCGCCAATCAGGCACGACATATCCATGCGCGGCGGGTCGTTGCCATCGAGTGTCACCGCAATGGCGAAATCGAAGTGCGGACAGCCTCTGCAGATAGACAAATCAGCCCCTGAAAAGAAAAAACCCGGCACAAGGTCGGGTCAATCGCTCAGTCAAACAGCAAGGAGATAAAAGTGGCGCCAGTAAAGGCGCGCAGCCACATCGCGCCGCCGCTTATCCACAGATATTGTGGACAAACAAAAAGCCCGCGCGGGATTGCCTGCGGGCTTTGGGCGTAGTTTCGACTATGGTNNTGTGGACAAACAAAAAGCCCGCTGGCGTGAACCGGCGGGCTTTGGGCGGAATTTCGACTATGGTGAATTTATAGCGGAAAATTTCGTGCTGAACAAGGCTGGAAATTGCTTTCCTTTCAACAACCCATTCGGCGCTCAGCCGCCATTTCGGCACGACTGAGAACGGCTGCGCGTTCGATCTGGTTGCTCATAGGGTCTTTTTCAATCATACATCAGCCTGTCAGGCTCAAGATAGG